GCAGACCCCAGCACTTCGGCGGCCGTCACCACCGTATGGTCCGGCACGGGCTCCCCCGTCGAGGACGCCGACGTCTACGAGAACGCCTCCGGCACCGACGGCTATTTTCTCTCCCTGGCCTACGTGGAGGATTCCACGGCGAGTTCCTTCCAGTTCACCGCCACGACGACCAACCAGCCGCTCGTGGCGGAGGCCCTCAGCTTCGCCGTGGCGGTCGCCTCCTCCGGCGGCAGCGTTACGGTATCCCCCACCGGCCTGGCCTCCGACGAGGCCTTCGGCACGGCGTCGGTGTCGTCCACCCTGACCGCCTCCCCGGCCGGCATCGCCTCCGGCGAGGCCTTCGGCACCGCCGTCATTTCCGGAGTGCTCACGGCCTCCCCCGCCGGCATCGCCTCCGGCGAGTCCGTCGGCACGCCGGCAGTATCGACGTCGCTGCAGATCTCGCCGGCAGGCATCGCCTCCGACGAGGCCTTCGGCACCGCGGTCATCGACGCCGGCGCCGGCCCGGTCACTGTCAGCCCCGCCGGCATTGCCAGCGAGACCGTCTTCGGCGAACTGACGGTCTCCACCGTCCTGGAACTTGACCCCGCCGGCATCGCCTCCGGCGAGGCCTTCGGCACCCCCGCGCTCACGGTCGGTACCATCACGGTCTCCCCGGCCGGAATCCCGACCGGCGCGGCGTACGGCACCCCGGCCATCCACTACGTCACGACAATCTCACCGCAGGGCATCCCCTCCGTCGCGGCCTTCGGCACCGCGATCCTCAGCGGGGCCCTCGCCCTCAGCCACCGCGTGGCCGCCGGCACCGTGCCGGACCGCCGGTACCAAGCATCCATCACAAACAAACGTTGGGAGGGCTCCAATGGCTAATGCCTACCCGCGCGAAAGCGTGGAGTTTCAGCCCGTCCAGGTCACCCTGAACGGCGCACCGGTCACGACCGGAGTGTCGCTGGCAGTCGTCCGCGACGGCCAGCGCCCGGTAACCTTCACGGCCGCCGCCACCATGGACGGCCTGACCGGCGTCATGGTTGCCGGCCTGGCCCCGGGCGTCTACCGCATCTATGCCCAGCTGGCTAACGGCCAGGAAACCCCGGTCATCGACTGCGGCTACTTCTACATCGACTAAGGAACCACTTGAAAGTCACCGTCTGGACCAAGTCACACTGCTCCCAGTGCGTCATGACCAAGAAACTCATGGACCGCAAGGGCATCGACTTTGACGAGGCGGACCTGGAAGCGAACCCGGAGCAGCTGCAGAAGTTCAAGGACGAGGGCCTGATGCAGGCCCCCATCATCGTCCTGGGCCACGACGGCCGGCGCTGGGCCGGCTTCCGCCCGGACCTGATCGAGGAACTGTCCCACCTTGTGGGATCGAAGTGAACGCCGGCCGGCCTGGCACGGCTCGGATCGCAAAGCTCGCCTGCCCGCTGACTGGGAGCGCCTGCGGCACGCTGTGCTGCGTCGGTGCGGCAATCGTTGCGAGTGGGTCGAAGACGGATTCCGCTGCCACAACCCCGCCACGGATGTAGACCACATCATCCCCGGAGATGATAGTTTGCTCTCGAATTTGCAGGGGCTTTGCAACCCTCATCATTTGACCAAAACCGCCAGGGAAACCAACGCCGCCAGGGCCGAGATCCGGAAGCTTAGAAAGCTTCCGGAGGAGCCGCAGCCCGGCCTCATCAACGGCCCTCCCAGGCCCACCGAACGTAAAGGCTTCTGATGCCCGGACCCATTCCCAAGCGGAGCGAAGAGCGCACCCGGAGGAACAAACCCGAAAACGAAGGCGGCGTGAGCCTGTCCAAGGGCGAGCGTGTCCCGTACCGGGTTCCGCCGGCCGACAGCGCCTGGTGCCCCCGCGCCAAACAGTGGTACCGCAGCTTGTCCCGTTCCGGAATGCGCGAATACTACGAGCTGACCGACTACGAGTACGCCCGCGTCCTGTGCGATGCGCTCACCGAATACTACAAACGCCCCACCGCGATGATGCTCGCCACCATCCTGCAGGGCATGACCTCCCTCGGAGTGACCGAGGGCGAACGCCGCCGGATGCGGATCGAACTCGAAGACCCCAAGGAACTCGAAACCTCGGCATCCATCACGGCGATCAACAATTACCGCGCGCAGCTGCTGGGGGTCCCGGAGACCTAAGCCCTGCCCGCACGAAAGGGTGGGGCCAGGTGCCCAACGCTTCACAGACCCCCACCGAGGGGGTGATCACAATCCCTTCACTCACGCAGGAAGAACTCGAAGCCCTGGAGCCCACGGCCGAGAACGCCAGGCTCTACTTCCCGCCGTCCTTCATTGGCCCGACATGGCAGAAGAACGAGGACGGCAGCTGGCTGCTCCCCGAGCGCACGCTCGGCTGGGAGATCCTTGGCTGGGTCGCCGAATGGCTGACCTTCTCCGACGGATCACCTTGGACGGCTACCCCCGAACAAGCACGCTTCATCCTTTGGTTCTACGCCATCGACCACCGCGGCAAGTTCAGCTACCGCAAGGCAGTCCTCCAGCGCATGAAGGGATGGTAGCCAGGGGCAAAGACCCCCTGGCGGCCGTCATGTCGATCGTCGAACTGATCGGCCCCAGCCAGTTCTCCCACTGGGATGAGACCGGCAATCCGGTCGGCCGGCCGCACCCCGACGCCTACGTCCAGATCACAGCAGTATCGAGCGACCAGACCGAAAATACGCGCGACGTATTCCCCGGGCTCATCCCGGACCGCACCCGCCACGCCTTCAACATGGATGTCCAGAAGGAAATCATCTACGCCAACGGCGGCCGGCAGAAGCTCCGTACCGTGAGTGCAAACTTCCGTTCAGCGGAAGGCGGACGAGTTTCATTCTGCATCGCCGGCGAGACCCACCACTGGACACCCGGCCAGCGCGGGCCCGAGTTCTACAACGTGATCACGAACAACCTGACCAAGATCCAGGGCCGGCTGCTGTGCATCACCAACGCCTACGAGCCTGGTGAAGACTCCGTGGCACAGACCATCCGCGAGGAGCAGGAGAAGGTCTGGGCGGGCCTCGCCGAGCCCTCGGGCTGGCTATACGATTCGCTCGAAGCCAACAGTGCAGCGCCATTGACAAAAGAGTGGTCTGTCCATATAATGCCCCTGATCGCTGGGGATGCCTACTGGCTGCCCATCGACGACATCGTCTCCGAGATCCAGGACGGGTCCAAGACCGTCGCCTCCAAGAGGCGCATGTGGTACAACCAGATCGTCTCAACAGGCGATAGTCTTATCTCAGTTGCCAGCTGGGAAGGCATCCTGCAGCCCGGCTGCTACGGCGACAAGCGCGACCTGAACAAGGGCGACGAGATCGTCCTGGGCTTCGACGGATCCAAGACCGATGACGCAACCGCACTGGTTGCAATCCGCATCAGTGACAACCTCATCGTCCCCATCGGAATCTGGCAGAACCCCGACCCCTCCCAGAAGTGGCATGTGCCCGTTGCCGAGGTCGAGTCCGAGGTTCACCTCGCCTTCTCCATGTTCCGGGTGAGGGCCTTTTTCGCGGATACCGCCTATTGGCAAAGCCAGGTGGACGACTGGTCTGACCTGTACCGCGAGCAGCTGCTGGTCAAGGCCAGCCCGCGCTCCACGGTCGGCTTCGACATGCGCGGCAACAAGGCCCGCATCAGTCAGACCACCGAGGCCTTCGTGGCCTCCATCGTGGACAAGCGCCTGCGCCAGAACGGCCACCGCCTCATGCGGACCCACGTCCTGAACACCAAGAGGCGCGCTAATTCCTACGGCCTGTATTTCGGCAAAGAGACGTCCTTTTCGCATCGAAAAATTGACGGGTTTGCTGCCGGCTTCCTCGCCTACATGGCACTCACCGCCTACGCCGAGTCCGGGAAAACACCCGCCAAGGATTACTCCCGCAAGCTCTACCAATTCTGATTAGGAGTTTCATGCCCACCATGGACGAGTTCGCCCGGGGGCAGCGGGACCAGGTCTACGCCAATCCCGACGTGAAGGCCGGCAGGTTCGATCTGAAGCTGGTAGAGGACATGTTCCTGACCCTGCAGCACGACCGGCCCGAGTACGACCTGTGCCACGACTACTTCGAGGGCAAGCAGCTGATGCCCTTTGCCCCGCGCAACGCCACGGCCCAGATCAAGGATCTCCAGAAGCGCAGCATTGCAAATTGGATTCCACTTTTGGTCAACTTGCCCGCGCAAATGTCCTTTGTTGACGACTACCGCCGGCGCACCGCCGGCAAGCTGGAAAAGAAGGACCTGAAGCAGGAATCCGCGGAGAACTCCAACACCGAATGGGTCCTGTGGCAGAAAAATCGGATGGATGCCAGGCAGGCAATTGTCTACCGCTCGGTGCTGACCTACGGCCACGCGTTCGTCGCGGTGAACAACCTGGATCCGAAGGACATCAAATTCGACATCCTTTCCACCAGGAATACCGTCGCCTATTTTCGCGACCCGGTGAACGACATCCGCCCCAGCCACGTACTGACGATCAAGAGCTGGCCCCGGAACGAGAAGATCCCCGGCCTCGCCATCCTGTATGACGACGTCTACCGCTGGGAAATGACCTACACGATGGACGGCAAGTTTGTCGTCAAGGGCAAGCCCTTCGCGCACAAGCTGGGGAAGTGCCCGGTCATCCGCTACACCTGCTTCCTCGATGACGAGGGCCGCACCCGCGGCGTCGTCAAGCCGGCCATCCCGCTGCAGGACCGCCTGAACCAGGCCACGTTCAGCACGAATGTGACCGCGGATTTCGGTGCTTTTAAGATCAGGTACGCCGCCGGCCTCATGCCGTCCTTCAAGATGGACGAGGAGGGCAATCCCGTCCTGGACGTCAACGGCGAGCCGATCCCGCAGCCGATCGAGATCACGCAAAGTTCACTCCTTTTGAGTGACGATCCTCAGACGAAATTTGGACAGCTCGAAGAAACTCCACTCGATGGATATATTCGCCAGGAGGAGCAGGCCGCGAGGAACTTCACCACCTTGTCCCAGTTCCCGCCGCTGGCCTCCATCTCCAACCTCGCCAACCTCTCGGCCGAAGCCTGGGCCGCCGCCGAGGCGCAGTTCATCCGGTGGATCGACTCCCTGCACGTCGTGCTCGGCGAATCCCACGAGGAGCTGCTGCGCACCGGGGCCCTGGCCGCCGGCGACCAGAAGGGCGCCGATTCCTACGGCGGCGAGGTCCGCTGGCGCGACCAGTCCACCAAGACCATCGCTGTAATGATGGACGCGCTCGGCAAGGCAGCCCAGATGCTTGACGTTCCGCGCAAGGGCCTGTGGCCCATGATTCCAGGCGTCACCAACGGGATGCTCGACGACTGGGACGTGCTGCACGAGCAGCAGGTCGAGGACATGATGACCACCGACCCGCGGCTGATCCAGGCCACGGCGGCCGCGGGGCAGAAAGTATCCAATGGATCCAATGCCCCCAAGCCGACCTCACCGAACGGCACGCAGAAGAAGCCGGTAGTGAATGGCAACGGCTGATGAGGTCCTGGCGGCCGAGCGGCTCCACCAGGCCGCCCAGGCCCGCCTGGGCTTCGCGGCGGCGTTCGTCGCGCTGTCCGAGTGGCAGTCCGTCTCCGCCCTGAACGGGGACGGCAGCACGGCATGGCTCGCGGACTCGCTCCGCGTCATCGTGGCCATCCGCAAGATGTCCCGCCGGCTGGCGGTCACGCACTACCAGCTGGCCCGGGCCCTGGAGACCGGGCGCACCCTTGGTGCGCCGGAGGGGTCTCCACCCACCACCAAGGCAACGACCCTGGCCGACCTGCGGAAGAACTTCCGTGACGCCGCGCTCGACGTCGCCGCCTTCCCGTCCGCGCGCACCCGCAGCGACGATCCGGACATCCGCTGGTTCGAGGAGAAGCTCGCCTCGACCCCGCCGGACAAGGTCCCCGACGCGATCCGTCTCGACGACGTCGAGGTCGACCCCCTGATCCAGAACCTTCTGGATAAGGAGGGCACCAATGACAGCGTCAACGTGACGGTCGACAAGTACGACTGGCCGGACGATCTCAGCCTTGACGAGGTGGACAACGCCTTCCGTGCCCTGCTCAGGAAGCAGGCCATCCAGGACACCGCCGTCAAGGTGAAGAACCTGCGCTCCAACCCGGACATCAGTCCGGACGAGGCCATTACCGGCATTGAGGACGCGCACTCGGTCGCCGGCTCCGTCGGCTCCGGCACGGTCGATTTCCTCGGCATGGACGCCGGCCGGGACGCCGTTATCAACGCCATCAAGGGCGACAGGCTCGTCCTTGCCGTGGCGCGCGGTACCGGCCC